TCTCCGGATGTTATATTATAAACTACGCACATAATAAAGTCAACTAAATATTGTACCAAAAGGAAAATATTATTATGGCTCAAACGATCCAATCACAAGTAGCTGGCGCCCAGAGTTTAATTGGTGGAGCCTCTACAGCGGTTAATTCTGTAAAAAGTTTATCCGCCGCAATTAGCACAGCAGATTTCGGCAGTGCAGGTGGCATTGCTAGTGCAATTAGAAGTATAGATTTGCCCTCAGCAGGCGAAGCAATTGGTGACATAGAAAGTGCGATAGCTTCCTTTGGTGGTGATGCTAATGAAAACGATTGGCGTGTACGATTAAGCATTGCTAGTTGGAGTAGTTTTAGAAACAGCCCTGTTCTTAAACCATTAAAAGATGCTGGAGGCCTAATTTTTCCTTATACTCCAAAAATTAATATTTCTAGCGGTGCAAGTTACGGAGCAATACCAACTACACATACTAATTATACTTTCCAGGCATTTAAAAACAGTGAACCTGGCGAAATACAAATTACTGCACCTATGTATGTAGAAGATCCGGAGCAGGGATTATATTGGATTGCAATGGTACATTATCTGAGATCATTAACAAAAATGTTTGCAGGCACTGATCCAAAAGCAGGCAATCCTCCTCCTATTGTTATGTTAAATGGTTACGGAAATTATGTTTTTAAAAATGTTCCAGTGATTGTAAAAAAGATGTCTGTTGATTTAGATAAGGAATGCGACTATATTGGATGTAACGTTGTTGGCAGTGCCGCTGGCGATATCGCTGGCATTGCAGATAGTATCGGTGGATTATCAGATACGCTTGGCGGAGCACTAGGAGGCCTAGGCGGCGCAGTAGGAGAAGTAGCTGGAGCAGTTAGTAGTATAGCAGGCGGAGTAGGCCAAGTTGCTGGACTGCTTGGAACATTTGGAATTGGAGGTACCGTTGATGGTGGGGTCACACATGTGCCAACTAAAAGTATGTTTACTGTAACACTACAACCGATGTATAGTCGTGATAGTGCTCGTAAGTTCAGCCTTGACAGGTTTGTGACTGGTGGTTATTTAAATAACACATTCGGATACATTTAAAATGGCAAATTATACAAATACAAGCCCGTGGTATTCTACTCAAATAACTAACAACTATCTAGATGTTCTTGATGTAAGATCAGTTAGTTCTGAAAAAGATGACTTTCTCTATACTATACAAGCACAATATACTTATAGACCGGATTTATTAGCTTATGACTTATATGGTGAATCTACTTTATGGTGGGTCTTTATACAAAGAAATGCAGATGTACTACAGGATCCTATCTTAGATTTTATTCCTGGAACTAAAATTTATATACCTAAGAAAAGTAGTTTGTTTACAGTGTTAGGATTATAACATGCCAGGTTTAACAGTCAACCCTTCCTCAATAGGCAGTGTTCAAAATCTTGTTACTAGTATTGGCGGCGCCGGTGGAGTATCTGGTGCAGTAGATCAGGTTACAAGTGGCGCATTTGGCGGTCTAAAAACTTTTTTTAAAACGCTATCTGGTACTAAACTTCCTTTACCCAATCCATTATTTGCGTATGCATCATATGACTATGTTATTGGTCTAGGATGTTTAAGTGCGAAAGAAATTAATAATCCTGATTCTACATATATTAAAGGAAATACATTTAAATTAATTTGTAAAAGTGCAAATGCAGATCCAAATAATCGCGTAAAAACTTCTTACGGTAAATTTGATTTTTTTATAGATAATTTACAATTAAAAAGTTTAATTGGATTTCTAAATACAAATAGTAATGTAGCTACACTATCTTTTGAAATAACAGAACCGTATAGCATGGGGATGTTTGTCATTTCATGTCAGCAACTAGCACAACAATTAGGATATAAAAACTGGAGAGAAGCACCGTTTGTAATTTCTCTTGAATTCCGTGGAAATAAAGAAACAGGTACTATTGGAAGCATTCCTGGAACACGCAGAGTGATCCCCTTTACATTTGCAGATATTAGTATGACAGCAGATAAAGATGGTGCAAAGTATTCTTGTAAAGGGCTTATTTGGGCTCAAAGTGTAATGTCGGATTCAGTTAGTAAATTTAAAACAGACGTTAGTGCGCAAGGTAAGACTGTACAAGAAGTTTTACAAACTGGAGAAAATAGTATTCAGTCTGCTTTAAATAAAAAATTTAAAGCTATCGCTACTGCCGAAGGTTTAGAATATCCCGACGAGGTGATAATTTATTTTCCAAACCAAGTTGCATCGGAAGGCGGCACACAACCCCCATCTAGTAAACCAGAAGTCGCAACTCCAATAGCTGCCGCACCGGTTGCAATGGGTGAAATTAACTTGAAAGAGAAAGGTGCAGTATTTGAAAGATTAGGAGTTTCTCGAAGCGATGTTAATGGTACACTAGTACAAGAAGCCGGCCAAACAAATGCGATCGGTGCCGCCTCTATGAATATTAACGAGCAGGTTAAAGGCGATACAGTAATGAATAAAGATAATGCAACTTATAGTGTATCTGCCGGAATATATCTTAAATCGTTGAATACAACGGATTCATCTTTAACTACTGTAAGTTTTGGACAAAATACTAGAGTAGAAATGGCCATCAATAACGTCATAATGAAAAGTAATTTTGCTACAGAAACTTTACAAGAAGCAAATTTAGATAAAAACGGAATGAGAAATTGGTGGATCATACTGCCCGAACAATATTTTATTAGCAATGAAATTAATAAAAAAACAGGTGTTCCTGCAAAACTTCATGTATGGAAGATCCTTCCATACAAAGCACACTCGAGCAAACTTATGTCAGGCGGTCTTAAACCTCCGGGTTATGAAAATTTAGATAAGGAAGCAGTTAAGGTATACAATTATATGTATACCGGAAAAAATGTAGACATATTAGATTTTAAAATTAAATTAAATTTTAGTTTCACTACAATGCTTCCGTCATCACCACCTTCACAAAATATTGATACTAGTAGTAATATACAGCAGGGGGGTACTGCGGAAAAACAAGCACCTGTAAATCCTCTTCCTCCGGGCGAAAATCCTGACAAAAATGTGTTAATGCCAAATATAATTAAATTTGTAGAAAACTTAACTGGTACAGATTTACAAGGTGGTGGGGGGCCGGATACACCAGCAACTCGAGCCGCAAGAATGTTTCATGATGCATTAGTTAAAGGCGATGAAATGACAGTGTTAAGAATGAAAGTGATAGGAGATCCATATTATATTACACAATCTGGCTCTGGCAATTATACATCGACGCCGACACAATATCAAAATCTTAACTCTGACGGAACAATAAATTGGCACAACGGTGAAGTGGATATCAGAGTTAATTTTAGAAGTCCAATCGACATTAATCAGGGCACTGGTTTATACAACTTTGGTGGTTCTAGCAAAAGTTCACCAGTCAATTCGTTCACTGGATTATACCAACTTGTTATTGTAAACAGTAGTTTTAAAGGTGGACAATTTACACAAGAGCTTAAGGCATTGAGAAGACCAATGTACGAATCTACTAAACCTGCTGGTAAAACCTTTAATGCTAATGCCGGCAAAGTAGATGCAAAAGATCCTTACAATACAAAAGATGAGTAATAATTAATGTCAACACCTGATCAGTTTCATAGTTCTTCGGCGCCAACTAAACCAGATTCTGGGCCTTTCTTAGCTCGAGTTATCAGCCACCAAGATCCTGAATTTATGGGATCTCTACAAGTTGAGATACTACGACCTGTCGGCAATAGGAGCACTGGATCAGAATTAAGAACAGTATCTTATATGAGTCCATTTTATGGAGTCACAGGCGCTCAGTTTACTAGCGAAACTAACGATTATGACGGAACACAAAAAAGTTATGGTATGTGGATGGTACCGCCTGATATTGGAACCACTGTAGTTATATTTTTTATACAAGGAGATCCAAAGCGAGGATATTGGATTGGATGTGTACAAGACGAAAGTATGAATTTCATGGTGCCAGGAATCGCATCTACAGGATATACAGTTGACGGTACGGGTAGAGTACCAGTTGCTGAATATAATAAAAAATTAAACAACAGTAATGCTAGCTCTACGACATTTAATAAACCTAAACATCCATTTGGCGATGTATTAACTACACAAGGTTTAATCAAAGACGACATACGAGGTATAACAAGTTCTAGTGCAAGACGTGAAGCACCGAGTATGGTGTTTGGAATTAGCACACCGGGTCCGGTAGATAGAAGAACTAATGCGCCACGAGGCGAAGTAGGACAGTCTGACAGTGCAGTTCCTAATGCGTTTGTCAGTCGCCTTGGCGGAAGCACATTTGTTATGGACGACGGCGATGCATCTTTTTTACGCAAAACTTTAGCCAGTGATGGCCCTCCAGATTATGCATCAGTTGAAGACAATGAAACTACTGGTAATAGGACGATCCCACATAATGAACTAGTTCGTATCCGTACACGGACAGGCCATCAAATTCTTTTACATAACAGTGAAGATTTAATTTATATTGGAAATGCTAAAGGAACTACTTGGATTGAATTAACAAGCAATGGTAAGATTGATATCTATGCTAAAGATAGTATAAGTGTGCATAGCGAAAATGATATTAATTTTACAGCTGATCGCGATATTAATTTAACAGCTAAAAGAAATTTTAATCTTAATTCCGCAGGAGCAAATAATCTAACAGCTACTGGTGCAACTAATATTAGAAGTGGCGGAAATCATGTTGAAACAGCCGCAAACATTCATATGAATGGACCAGCTGCCGTCACTGCTCCTAAAGCCGCAAGAATTCCGCAACACGAGCCCTGGGCTGGACATGAAAATTTAAATCCAATGGCCCATACGCCTGCTAAAACAGCCGCAGTGGCAGCACCAGTGGCACCGACTTCTGCATTTTATAACAAATACACGACTAGCGTCGATACATTTAAACGTGTACCACCGCCAGCTAAAGGAAATTAATAATGACCTCAAATGCTAATTTATACGACAAAATAGTTTTACCGGCAGCTAGTCAGCCGGACAACATTGGCCCTAAGATGTATAAAGGGTTCAGTTCGATTAGTCCCGCTACAGAGAACTATAATCTTTATGATTTTGAATTAATTAAGCAAGATATTTTAAATCATTTTAACACTCGTCAGGGAGAACGATTAATGAATCCCGAATTTGGTTGTGTTATTTGGGACTTGTTGTTCGAACCATTGACTGAAAATATTAAACAACTTATCCTTCAAAATGTTAATAAAATAATTAATTACGACCCCCGAGTTAAAGCTGAAACAGTCATTGTTACTAGCTATAGTCAAGGGATACAGATTCAATGTACATTAAAATTTGTGCCTTATAATATACAACAAACATTACAATTACAGTTTGATCAATCCAACGGTTTGATGGTTAAGTAATTAACTACGCACATAATATAATAAAATAAATACAATATACAGGACTAATCATGAGTGCAACCGATAGACAAAATAATTTGCTGATATCAGAAGATTGGAAGAAAATTTATCAAAGTTTCCGTAACGCTGATTTTCAGAGCTACGATTTTGAAAATTTACGTAGGACTATGATTCAGTATCTGCGTACTAATTATCCCGAAGATTTTAACGATTATATCGAGTCTAGCGAATATCTTGCCTTAATTGATGTAGTGGCATTCTTGGGCCAAAGCATAGCTTTCCGTGTTGATTTAAATGCTCGTGAAAACTTTTTAGAACTAGCAAGTCGTCGAGATAGCGTATTACGTTTAGCAAGATTAATTAGTTATAATGCTAAACGTAATATAGCCGCTCAGGGATTATTGAAATTTACCACAGTTCAAACAACAGAAAGAGTAGTCGATAGTAACGGTCGTAATATTGCTAATCAGGTTATAACTTGGAATGATGCTAGTAATACTAATTGGTACGATCAGTTTATTAAAGTTATTAATGCGGCATTACCGCAAACACAACAGTTTGGCAGTCCGGCAGCATCATCAAATATATACGGAATTCCAACAAGCCAATATAGATTTAACGCTACAAATACTAATGTGCCTATTTTTTCTTTTACTAGCACAGTTGCTGGCAGAAGTATGAATTTTGAAATTACAAGTACAACCTTTAGTGGTCAAGACATTATTTACGAAGAAGCACCTAAGATAGGTAATTCTCCTGCCTGCATATACAGAGATGATGGTCACGGTGCAGGTAGTGCTAGCACAGGATTCTTTTTAAATTTCGTTCAAGGAAATCTTCAAGCCGGCCAATTTACAATCACTCAGCCTAGCAGTAATGAAACAGTTGATATCGCCACACAAAATATTAATAATAACGATGTTTGGTTATACCAATTAGACCAGAGTGGAATCGAAAATACATTATGGTCTCAGGTAAGTGCTACTACTGGTAATAATATTATCTACAATAGTCTTAATAAAAGTATTAAGAACATATATTCAGTAATAACAAGAGCAGGCGATCAAATAAGTTTATCGTTTAGTGACGGTACGTTTGGTAATTTACCACTCGGAGATTTTAGAACATATTACAGAATTAGTAACGGATTAAGTTATACAGTTAATCCTGCTGATATTAAAAATGTAACAATTAACATACCTTATACTAGTTCATCTGGCACTGCTGAATCTCTTTCAATTACATTGGGCCTAGCTTCTTCTGTGAATAATGCAACTATATCAGAAGATAATACTACAATTAAAACTAATGCTCCACAAACATACTATACACAAAATCGTATGATTACAGGAGAAGATTATAATATCAGTCCCTTGTCTGTTTCTCAACAAGTAGCTAAAGTTAAGAGTATTAACAGAACTAGTAGCGGCATAAGTCGTTATTTTGATTTATCAGACCCTACTGGAAAATATAGCTCGACAAATTTATTTGCCGATGATGGTATTATCTATCAAGATTTTTATACATCCGGAACACAATTTAACTATGTGACTAAAACAGATATTGAAGGGGTTATATATAATCAAATATTCGATGTATTAGCAAGTTCGGATCTTTCAAACTTTTATTATAGTAATTTTGTTAATTTTCTAACAGCGAGTCTTAATATTGCATGGTATAAAAAAACATCGGATACTGGTAGTTCAACAGGATATGTGGGGGATGTTGTTGATGCAGGAGCATATAAAGTTGGCTCATATACTAGTACCGATTTAAAATATTTAACAGTAGGATCTCTGATTAAATTTACTGCACCTGCCGGCCAATATTTTGATACTAAAAATTCAAATAAACTTGTAACAGGTTTAGCAACAACGCCGGGAGCAACATCATATATATGGGCTCAAGTAGTTAATGTTTCAGGAGACGGAACTGCAAATAACACAGGCGTATTATCTACAGGATTTGGACCTATCACATTGAATCAGTCGATCCCATCAAATGCTATATTGTCTAAACTAACACCACCACTAACAACTATTATTAGTTCAGTAGTCATTACTACAATGATTGATTTAATATTTGCAAATAAACCATTTGGTTTACGATATGATGCAGAAAAACAATCATGGCAGATTGTTTTTGAATCTAATCTTGATAGAGTGTCTGAATTTAGTTTAGGCAATCAAGGTGACACTACTAATACACAACAAGATTCTAGTTGGATACTATTGTTTACAACTAATAATGAATATTATACAGTAACATCGAGACTATTACGATATGTGTTTGAAAGTGATAAACAAGTTCGTTTTTA